TCAGTCTTCCTTGGCGAGCTCGGTATCCTGAGCGATCAGCGCGATCAAGGCGTTCTGCTGTCGGTGAGCCAGCTGACGGAAACGCTGGAGCAGCTCTCGTTCATGCAGTGACAGCTCAGGGCTGTCCAAGCGCATGCTCAGATCGTCGTCCAGAGCGCCTTCCTGCAGCAGGCTTTGCTCCAGGCGGGCGATGATTTCCGAGTTCATGCTGCGGTGATGATTACGCGCTACCTCAGCGATGCGTTCGCGCATGCCATCGGGAAGCCGAACCACGAATTTGTCAGCCGTGCGGCTGGAATAAACTGCCTGTTTCATAGGGCGCATAATTAACCGGTTAGTCAGGTGGGCGTGCTGGCGTATTGCCGGGGTAGTCACCGGTCTGACAACCACCAGTACTCGCTGTTCCGTCGATCAAGGGAAAAAATAGAAGACGGCTTCATGGCGCCAATTGTACGACGAATCGGTGATTAGTAAAGTGGTTGTGCTATCAAAGTGCCTTTACTGTGATGCAGTCCATTTTCCACAGCGGGGATGAATCAACGCAGTACCGGATCGAACTTTATTTTGCGCCCAATCATCAGGGCTATCAGGAACAGCGTCCCAAAGACTCCGATGCCCGCCTTGCAAGCGGCAGCTAGCGCTCCCGGCTCCTGTATTATTTCTGCGAATGCGCCATACACACAGGCCGCGGTGAGCAGTAGGCAAGTCAATGCGAACTTGGACATGAATATCTCCTTTGCGGAACGATCCGCTCAAAATCCAATCCCTTAAAAGACCCAGCGTTGCGGCTGAGCCAATGTGCTGCCCTGGGTGGCGCTCAGGGTCGTGATCTGGGCCTTTTCAGCGAACTGCACGCGCTGAGTGGAAACTTGCGGGGTGGGCTCGTATTGATGCGCTTGCGGTTCGGCTGCTGGCATTTGCATCGCCACCAGCGCGGCCAGTGCGAATCCAGTACTCAGGAGGGAAACCGGCTTGATCATGAGCGTCATCCTTCGCGTCACATTTGATTGCCTTTCATGTTGCACGCGCTGTGCCAAGCGTGAATTGCTTTTAAGTCCTTTAAAATCAATGGCTTAGGTTGGAGTGTGTCAGAGGCGAGCTTGCGCTTTGCACGGATGCACGCCGCGACCAATGCAATTTGCATGATGACAAATCCCGGCCGAGACAGGGTTCCAGGGTGGCGGGTGAGCAGCGTTGGCCCCACGAACGACATGACAAAGCGCATCTGGCTCGCTAACATGCCGGCCGCGCAATCAGTCCCAGTAGCTCAATTGGATAGAGCATCCCCCTCCTAAGGGGAAGGTTGTGAGTTCGAACCTCGCCTGGGACGCCATATGTCACGCGCCTTCTAGCACTTTTTGTCCTTCCGAATAACGCGCTCATGGGTGCGTTGTGGGTGCAAAAAAACGCCCGCCAGCGCGAAGCATGACGGGCGTTCCCCCGATCCAGACTCTCTCTGGTCAGGCCCGGTCCAGACTCACTCTGGCCGGTCTATTGCCCAAACGCGGGCGGGGTGTTGGCTGTCACCGGCCCCGTGTTTCTGCATAAGGAGGGCGGACCGCACAGCTTGTCGGCGTTCTTGCATGACGGGTGACTATCCGACTATACCCCGTCCTGGCTCTCCCGTAGGACCGCCCAGGCAGCGGCGAAAAACTAGATCAATCCCACCTCGCACATACACACCAATTCCGTTCGGATGTTGTTGGGCAGGATCGCTTTCAGGTTGTACTTCTTGCCGTGGTAGGCCAGGCGGTGCGCCGTGGTCAGGTCGTCGCGGTAGCCGATCGTCACGCGCATCGTTGTGGCCGATTGCTGAGCGTCAGCGGCCAGGAACTCGCGCCCGTTGATGCCCTCGATGCTTGCCCACTCGGTGCCGATGGTTGCCCAGCCCTGAATCATTTCCCCGGTAACGGGATCTTGCGTCGAGGTATAGGCTTGAACCTCGACGGGGTGGCGGCGGCGTCCGGTATTCATCACAGCACCGCCATGGATTTATACGGGGCCAGCAGCAGCTGATACGCCGTGTTCTCGTGAATCGGGCGGTCGGACTGGCGCTCCCGGTTGACGTACAGGTCGCCTGTCAGCAGCAGAATGGCGCACTCGATGGCCTCGGGCATGGGGTCTGGCAGATCGTCGCCCAGGTACTGCTCGACGTGCCGGGTTGCGGCGTCCAGATAGAGCTGGATCAGCGGGTCTTCCATTGCGTGCATCACGCGCAGGTGTTGTTTGGCTTCGGCCACGGTAATCATACGAAGAACACCTCAGTGTCTAATTCCATCGGAGCGGCGGCGGCTTGTGCGGCCCCCATCGCCATTGCTAAGGCTTGCAGGCCGTCGATTCGGCCCGTGCGGCGTGATTTGTCTAGCTTGCGGCTGCCGGCTGGGTCTTTCACCGCTACGGCATTGGCGGCGCACATCGTCAGCACCGGGTGGTTGCCGTGGGCCACGCGGCCGTTCAGCAGCTCGGCTTCCAGTGCGTCGAGTGCCGGGGCCATATCCTTGAAGCCTTGACCGTGCGGCACTAGCGGCAGATCGAGGCCCAGGCGGTCGAGTTCTTTCTTGAAAATGTCGATACGCCAGCGGTCGAAGGCCACGGCCTGAATGTCTACGTCGGACAGGATCTCAGCCATATCGGCGGCCACGGCTTCATAGTCCACCGTCGCGCCGGGTGTCGTGCGCAGATAGCCTTCGGCGGCCCACTGGTCATACGGGGCGCGGTCTTTCTTGGCGCGGTCGAAAATGCCCTGCTCGGGCGTCCAGAAGTACGGGCGAACCTGCCAGACGCCAGCGGCCTTGCCGATCAGTACAAGCGCCGTCAAGTCGGTGCGGGCGGACAGGTCCAGGCCGGCATACACGGGACCGTCGAAGGGTTCTGGCTCGGCATCGCAGGCCATCCACACGTCAGGCGATATGAACGGGCTGTCCAGGCTCACACGCTGATTTAGCAGCAGGTTGCGAGCGGTGTTGGACATAGACGGCATCCGCGCCGCTTGCTGCATCTGCTCGCGCAGGTCGTCTTCGGAGCGGAACAGGCCCAGCGCCGGGTTAGCTGCTTTCCAGGCTTCAACGTCCAGCAGGTCGCAGCCCTTCGGCGCGGCGTACAGGTGGCAGACGATGCGCGGGTCTTTCGACTGCTTGGCATCGTCGATCCACTGGCTCAGCAGATCGGCATCGTTCGCGGCTTGGGTACTGATAGCGATCAGCAGCGGGGCGGAATGCGCTCCTTGGGATGTGGTGATAGCCGAAACGAAGTCCGACTCAGGCCCGCGGATTTGACCGATTTCATCGAGCACCGCCATCGAGGGGGAAAGCCCGTGAGCCGTCTTGCCGTCAGCCGCCAAGGCGCGAAACTCAGTATTCAGCGGCAGACCTAGCAGGCGCTTCCCGCTCGGCACGATGCGGACGATCTTCGACAAGGCCGGCGACTGTTGAACCATCTTTGCGGCCAGGTTGAACACCAGGGCGGCTTGGTCACGGCTCATAGCGCCCGACACTAGTTGGCTGTTCTGCTTGGCTTCCGGCCCGACCAGATGCGCCAGGATCAGGCCGGCAATCAATCCACTTTTGCCGTTCTTCCGCGATACCGAAAGAATGGCGCGCCGGGTGCCGTGCGGGTTTGAATATACGTCGCGGATGAACTGCTTTTGAAACTCAGCCAGGACCAGCGGCTTGCCCACGTCCGCGCCTTCCGGCACCACGAGGTACTTCTCGCAAAAGCTGATGATCTTCTCGGCCCTGGTCATTGCATCGTCGCCAAGGTGGGGATCAGGTCATCGTCGAGCTGAGCGCGGGCGTCTCGCTCCAGGGCGGCGCCTTTCGGGATGTTTTGCGCCTTGCCCACGGTGGCGATGGTATCGACCTTGAGCTGTCGGCCAGTCGCCAGGGCGCGGCGGGTCATCTTGTCCAGCAGATCGCAGGCGGGGTTCGGCTTGCCGTCCACCAGCAGCCCGTCACGGTCGATGGCATCTTGCAGCGCCTCGATGTCGGCATAGGCGCGGGCCAGGCTCCCGGCCAGGATCAAGTCAGCATCGGTCCAAGTATCACGCGGGCGTGCGGTGACAATGGCGTCCCAGAACGGCCTAGCCTGCTTGCTCACGCGCACAAACGCAGGCGGCGCTATAGGTCCAAGCGCAACGGCCTGAGCGGCTGCTACGGCGGCTTTGGCGCTGTCTGAGCGGGGGCGGCGTGGGGTGGTTTTCATGGCACTTAGCAATAAACACGCAGGGAGGGGGCGGTCTTCGTTCCCTCGGTTGCTGGTGATTTATTCCACGGGTGCGCCGGGTCGAGTGGCAGGCCGTTCACGTCGCAGCCCAGGAACACGCTTTTGTTCATGCTCGCCGCCGTCTTGAGGCTATGACAGGTATGGCAAAGGCTCTGAAGGTTCTCCCGGCTGTTGTCGTCGGTGTAGTCCTCGCGGCTGTCCTCGATGTGGTCAACGTCAGTGGCAGGCACTACCAGGCCACGGGCGGCACACATACGGCACAGCGGTTCCTCGGCCAGTACCTGAGCGCGCAGACGCTTCCACGCGGCGCTGTTAAGACTTAACGTCCGGCGCTTGCTCATGCGTTAACCTCGTTAACCTTCTCGTTAACTTGATCCACGCCCTCGATGGCGGGCAGGTTTTCAATGCGGCGCACTTCAGAACGGAGCATCCATCCATCCTCGATGCCGCGCTGGTAGAAGTTGGCGCGGGCAAGACTGTCGCCACGCAGCAGACCTTCCACGTTGTGCTCGACGAAGAACGCGGGGTTGGTAATGCACGCCCGGTTGATCGCCTGTTCCCACATCACCAGATGACGGCGCAGGGTGTTGGTCACAAAGAAGCGGGCAAGCTCGACCACGTTCGAATAGTTCGCGGCCTCCATGTCGCCAATCATCACGGGCGGTACGCGGAACAGACGCGCAGTCTCGACGATGGACAGGCGCCTGGCTTCGATCCACTCGGCATCCTCAAGCGTCATGCTCACGGTCTTGAACGTCGCGCCTTGCGGCAGTACGGCGGTCTTGCCGTGGTTGGCGATACCGGCTTGACCAGCGGACCAGCTTTCGCGGATCTGCCCGGCCTGCTCTTTCGTGGTGCCGGGTGGTGTCTCGATAACGCCTGATAGCTTGGTGCCCTGCTCGAACATCTTGGCGCCGTGGGTGCGCTCTGCCAGGGCCAGGCCGATAGTGTCGCGGGCTACCTGAATAGGCGAGCGTCCGAGGATTCCGTCATCACTGTGGTATCGCAGGTGCAAGACTTCATCGGCCAGCAGGCGGCGCTGGTTGCCTTTGCCGTCAACGTGGTCATAGACCAGATTGCCCAGGCTCGAGCGCAGCACGGTCACGCTATCGGGGTGCAGCGGCAGCAGGGCTTTCACCGAACCGTTCGGGTTCCACACGATTTCCGCATAGGCATTACCACGTAGCAGGACGTGACGTTGCATCTGCTCGCGGAACTCCAGGGCGGTCTGGTAGTTGTTCGGCGCGTCGTGAAGCAGCTTGTACAGCGGGTGACTACGGGCCTTCTCGCGTCCGTCATCGGTGCTGCGGTACACGTCGAGCGGCAGGCTGCCGACCGTCTCAGAGATAGCGGCCACGCACGCATACACGGCGCTGATACCTTCGGCGGTGGTTGTGTTCACGTCTACGCCAGCCACGCCAGGAAAGCCCGTCAGGCGGTCGTAATAGGTGTCATACGCCGGGGTTGTCGGCTCGGGGCTGGATCGTTTGAACAGGCGTTGAATCAGGCTCATGCGATGGCCTCCAGGTACAGACGGGCCAGGCGAACCGAGCGCGGCAATTTAGAACGAACTTGGACGCTGGTTGCGTCATAGGCCGGATTTGCGGTGATTGTTATCTCGAACAGATCAACATCGCGCAATTCTCGAACAGGCTTCGCGCCTTCGGCCCAGGTGTCACGAACGGGCAGGAACCCGAACGAACAGCCGGCCACGTCGCCACGCTTCACCAGCTCGGCCAGATCGCGGCCCAAGGTGGTGTCGGGAAGGTCCAGCTCGAACGCCAAACCCTCGGAATCTTCAGAAAGACGCAGAGTGCCGGCACCCAGGCGACCGAGCAGCGACTTGCCGTCATGCTCGTAAATCGCCCGGATGTTTCCAGCAGAAGCGGCGGCAAGCGTCCGGGTGAAGGCACCGGGGCGGATGACTTCCACAAACTCGCCCAGGTCCGTCTCAGAGTTGAACCGAGCGGCGTAGCCGGTCAGCTTGCGTCCGTCTGGCTTCAGCCCATTGCTTGCGCGCCGTTCCATTGCTTAGACCTCGGTCGCTACAACGAAGCCCTGCGGGTGGCGCACGGCGGTATCGACGGTGGCCATTGCGCGAACCTGAATGCCGCCACGGCTGTAAGCGGGTTCGGCGTATGGGTTCACCAGAATGTCCACTTCCGACCAGACGCCCAGCATGACCTGGCTGAAGTCACCGAGGATCAGCTTGCCGGCAGGGACGTTCTTGCTCGCCGCCAGGGACAGGCCAGCCATCGCGCCGTTGTCGTACAGGAAGCCGGAACCGGAGCCTGCGACCTTCTCAGCAGCCGCCAGGGCGGTGCGGATGGCGGCAGTGGTCAGCCAGCGGCCGTTCTGGATATCCACGTCGTCGAGCATTTCCAGCATCGCCAGAACGCCGGCCCAAGTGGTCGGAACGTCGCCGGCAGCTTGGATGCCAGGAGTGTTCAGGATGCCCAGCGGCTGCCCAGCCAGACCGGAACCGTTGATGATCGCGGCGTCGATCTGCTTGGCGATCAGGAACGAAAGATCCTCGCGGACCAGTTGTTCGATAGACGGGGCGCTCTGCTGAATGAGCTGGCGACTCATCTCGGTTTTGCCGCCGACGTGCTTCGGGGTCAGGGTGACTTGATCGAAGCTCATCTCGGCTTCCGGCACAGCCTGGCCTTCAGTAACCCAGCCGGTTTCGAGGCCGCTGCCGAACTTCGGAATAGCAACGTTGCCGCGCAGGCCGGTCATCACACGGACGCCCATCTGGCGAGCCAGCAGAGCCTCACGCAGCGGGCCGATGTAGTCCTGAGCACGGTGATCGGTGCCGACCAGTTCAGGCGCGGTCGCGGTGGTGTTGGCGCGCTTCTCCAGGCTGGCGAACGGTACGAATGCGCCCTCGGCTTTGCGGCCACTGCGGCGCTCGGCTTCCTTCGCATACTCGGCCTCGGCACCGTCCAGGCTGCGGCCTTCCATCTGAGCGCGAATCACGCGGGTGACGCTCACGGAGTCGGCCAGGCGGTCGAAGTCGGCAGAGGGTGCGCCCGATACCGGAGTGCCAGCGGCGCGGCGTTCTACTTCGCCCAGGTATTCGGCACGCTCAACCTGAGCGGACAGGGCGCGTTCTTCAGCCTTCAGGCTCTCAAACTGCTTGGTTTCGTCGGCAGACAGATCGCGGCCTTCGGCGGCTGCGGCATCTACCAGGGTTTTCATGGCGGCGACCTTGGCGGAGCGCTGCTCGCGTAGGGCGGAAATCTTCATTCGTTGATACCTGTAAAGTTAGGTGATATGCAAGCCTAGTTTACATGTATCAATAAACCGCATCAACAACTGTTGACAAGGTACGGCGCGACGGTGTAGCGGGCATTAAAAACCCCGCTCGGTGGCGGGGTCTGGTGGGTCAGTGAATGCGCCGCGTATCGAGCGAGGCCAGATCCTCGTCGTTGAGCACGCCCGCAGCGAACAGGCCCTGCAGGAACCCCGACAGCATCTTGGCATCCAGCTCGCCCCGGTCGGCGTCGGCTTGGTACATCTCGAGTGCGGCGACCGCTCCGTCACAGTGGGCGACCATTGGCGCGATCTTGGCGAACAGTGCGCGTTCTCCCGGCTTCATGGTTCGTAGCGCTCCAGCAGTTTGCCCAGGCGCTTCGCGATCCCATCCAGGGCGATGGCGCAGTTTTGCTCCATCTCGCCGCCACGTAGCTGGCAGAGGTCGGAGAAGATGCCGAGCAGCATCGCCTGGCCGAATGCGTCGATGTGCGCGCCTTGGTCGATGATGATCCCGGTGTCGGGGTCGATTGGTACGATGTTGGTCATGCGTGACGCTCCTAGTTTGTAGCCACTTGCTGCCCTGAATATCTGTAGATACCTGGCAGAATCTAAAAGGGTGTTCACTTTCTGAACACGTAGAACAGCGATTACGGTTCGGTTTCTGGACACGTAGGCGATAACGCCAAACCGAACCGGATAAACCCGAACGAACAGAATTCGCTACGTGTTCACTATCTGAACCGGTACGTGTTCATTTTCTGAACAGGAAGAAATCGAATTGAGCAGTGTCGGCAAAGGGCGCAGCGGTGCTCTAGTCGGGCCTACCTCAAGGTCTTTGCCGGGGCACTCGTTTACCGGAAGCCAGGACAGTGCGTAGAGCGCGCAGCGGGCGCCGTGCTTGTTGAACAGACTGCTACGAGTCTGAGTGATCCAGCCTGCCGACTCGAGATCGCTGAGCGCCTTCTGTAGCGTCGACGGTGAGCCGATCCCCCAGTCCCTAGCCATCGTGCGCGTGGCTGACAGATCGCCGTTGTTGCCCCCGTTGTACTGGGACATCAGCTCTTGCAGCACCACGCGGGCAACGAAGCTCAATGCTCGATGCCCGGGCGATTGAACGAGGCGCCGCTCCAGCCGGAAGAAAGGTGGCCCCGATTTGGGCTTTGATTTGCCTGCCATATCGAACTCGCGCAATGGCTGGCAGGGCAGGGCGCCCCGCCAGCGTTATGGCCGCTAGGCCGCGGCTTCTTGCATCAGGACGTATTGCCCCACGCGGTGCGGTGGCCGTCCTGCTTCGGTGGCCTGATAGGCCCATTGCGTGCGGATATCAAAGCCACGACGACGCAGACGGCGGACCGTTGACGGCGGGTGGACGATATCTAGGTCGTTGGCTGCCTCGATGGTCGTCACTGGATGAATTCTCAGTGCTTCCAGAAGGCGGCGGTCTTGCTCGGTTGCGGAGTGTGATGGCATAGTTCAGTCCTCACTTGGTGCTATCCAATGTGTTTGCCCTTGGCGGTGTTGCAGCACCGCTTCGGGTTTCCTCTCTGCTTCCTTTCTCATGTCCATTCGTCCCTGTCCGGTGCGGCGTAGCCCCATGCTTCGTTGGCGGCCGCGTAGATCATCGAGCCCAGGGCGGCCACCGCATACGCGAGGCTGCTCCGGTCGTCGTCGCTTAGGTGATGCTCCGATTCGTCGGCACCCAGTAGCCGGCCGATGCCTTCCAACCCTTTGCCGGCGTTCGTCAGCACCGCGGTGTTGCGCTGGATCATCTCGAACGCCTCGCGATCAGTGATGCGGCTCATTGGGCGGCCTCCGTGGCATCGGCCTGCTGTTGCAGTTCACTGGCGCGGCAATCCATGTAGTTAGCCAGATCGTCGGCCAGGTACTGCCCCAAGCTGGCCAAATCCTGCGCACGGCTTACGCGTGCTTCCAGCAGCGCGGGGCTCGGCTCAAGCTCCCCGTGAATCGCAGTCATCAGGGCGCCAAGCCACCGGGCGTGCTCCTTCGCGTAACGGACCTGCTCGATTGCGTCGTCTGCGATTCCAGATAAAGCGGTAACGGTGTCAGTGCTCATTTCGCCACCTCCACGCGGGCGGCGCCCACGGCTTTCAGTGCATCCAAGTCGGCGATCTTGAAGGTTGCCGGCAATAGGAGCTGGCCCAGCACAAGGCCGGCACGGTCAATCAGTCGGATAGTCATTCGAAGTCCCTCCAAGCGGCCTTGGAGAATCGGTCGATCAGCTCTCTATCGCCCGCATCGAAGTTCTCTAGGATTGCCGAGCCCCTGTTTGCTTGAAGCTCTCGAAGGTCGATCTGGATCGTGCCCACATCGTTAGCGGCGTCGATGACGATTCGGTCTTGCTCGAGATCCATCACAAGCCGGCGCAGTTGGAATGGGCGTAGCAGGTGGTCGAGGCTCATCGGGCGTTCTCCTTCGCCATACGGTTCAGCCAGGCACGCAGTTCCTCAACAAGGATCAGGCGGCGCTTGCCTGCCTTGAACGACACAAGGTCGCCACGGGCGATGGCTTCATAGACGGCGGAACGTGTGGTGCCGGATGCGCGTGCGGCCTCTTCAGGACCGACAGCGAGGGGTTGCAAGGTTGCGAGTTGGGTCATGGTCTTCTCTCCGATTCCCCGGCTTCTTCGCCGGACGAGCAAAGGCTATGACGCAAAACGCATTGAGTCAATTAATTTAATTGAACATACCCGGATTGTTGTGACTGGCTGCGGTTTGCGTTACCTTGTCAACTGCATTGACATAGGGGCATGACGTGGCCGGTAGAAAGAAAAGCGAGAAGGCGCCGCCTAAGCTGGTATCGGTGTCGTTCAGGCTTGAGCCAAGAACGAAGTTCGCTGCGGAGATTCTTGCGCGCTCCCAGCATCGTTCGCTTGCTGGCACGGTTGAGTGGGCTATCTCTAAAGCCCTGGCGTCTCAGGATGTTACGACCGGCTTCGGCACAGGCACCCTTCAGCAATTGGTAGACAGGGTCTGGTCTCCGGACGACCTTGAGAGAGTTATTTATTTAGGGGCTCATGCCGACCATCTTTTGAACCATGAAGAGTCATGTGTGTGGGCTGTCGTGAAATGCAGTCCAGCACTGTTCGAAATTCATAGCGTCGATGATCAAGGGCGTATTCAGGCATTCAAAGCGCGTAGAACTAGGCTCGCTTTTGCTCGTGGGCTGATTGCGGAGCGGGCTCAACAGTTAGCCGACACAGGGACATTATTGCCGATCGCTTTAGAGGAGGTTGAAAAAGCCAGCAATGGAACATTGAAGGCCTATGAAGAAGAACAGGAGATGTTCTCGACGCTTGATGCTTTAGCTGCTCCGGACGTTGCACATAGTGGCCGGTTCCACCTGAAGAAAGCCGATGCGGGATATTGCTTTATGCTCTTATCGGACAGCGGCGAATGCCTGCTCACTAGCGAATTTTATGACAGCAGAGAGGTAGCGCTGGAAAAGATGGAAGCAGCCCGAAAGGCTGCCGACACGTTCGACTTCTTCCGGGCAGTCAGAGAACAACAGGCCCAAAGCTAGATCAGCTCCACGGCGGCCGCCTTGCTGTCCGGTGCAAGGTGGGCATAGCGGAGCGTCATCTTGATATCCGCGTGCCCCAGTAGATCCCGCACCGTGTTCAGCGGTACGCCAGCCATCACCAGCCGCGATGCGAAGTCGTGGCGCATATCGTGCCAGCGGAAGCCGACGATGCCGGCGTTCTTCAGCAGCTCCAGCCAGGCGGTTTTCACGTCCGTCATTGGCTTATCGTCTTCGCCCGGGAAGATGTAACCGGTGCCAGTCGCCTGGTCGTACCATCCCTGAAGAGTGGCCAGCGCCTCGGCGTTCAGTGGGATATGCCGTGTCTCGCTGGTCTTTGCGCCTTCGCCGGCTACCGTCAGTGTCTTGGCTTGCAGGTTGGCGTGATGCCAGCGCAGATTGAACAGCTCGCCGCGCCTCATTCCAGTGTTGAGCGATAGCAGAACCATCGGCTTCAGGTGATCGGCGAAGGCGAGGGCGCGAAGGTCTGGCAAGGCCTCTCTGCCGCGTTTTGCGCGCCATTCGTTCGCGCTGTCACGCTCTGCTCTGATGCGTTCCTCGCGTGCGTCCAGCGCGTCCCTAAGGGCTTTAGCCTCGGCCTTCGACAGGTAGCGGATGCGGCCGATCGAATCGACCTTCAGTTGCTTGACCTTCTCCAGAGGGGAGGCGGGCAGGTACGCCCATTCGACCGCGCGGCTGAATACTCCGCTGATGCTGCCCATCTTCCGGTTCGCGGTGGCCGGCTTGTTGCCGCCGTTGAGCCAGGCGGTGCGGATCTGCTCCAGATCGCGGCCGGTTATCTCATCGAGGCGGCGGTGCATGATCGGCTCGAAGCTAGTGTCGAGCGTGTGCAGCGTCTTCTCGTGGCCTTTGTGGTGGGCCCTGAACCACGGCATATAGTGGTCATCGATGAAGCTGCGCAGGGTAGGGGTACCGGCACCGCGGCGGCCTTGGGAGACTGCCAGCGGCTCGCCGTGCTTGCGGGCCTCATTGAGGTACTGCAGCGCCTCTTCGCGGGCCTGCTCAAGCGTCAGGATGCCGACACGGCCGAGCGTCTTCTTGCGACCGCGTGCCCAGGTCACAACGTAGGACTTCGCACCGGCCGCCGTCACGCGCACGAACAGGCCGGGCACGGTGGTATCGTGGACTTCGTATTCCTTGCCGGTGATTTCCAGGCTGTTCAGTCGGCGCGCCGTCAGCTTCTCTCGCAC